AGAATGAAATTGACTTAACGTCGTTTTTATGATATAATTAACTCAGAGAGAAAGGAGGATTTTCCTTTTGGCAAATTATGTTAAATTTAAACAAGGTTTAAAAAAGGACTTTAATACAACAAATCAGCCATTAACAAATGGTATGATTTATTTTGTTATAGATGAAAATAATCATGGTTCTATATATTATGATACTGTTGTTGATGGCGCGCAAGCTACTAAAAAAGGAACTGTTCATAGAGTAAAATTTTCTGGTCTACCAATTAAAATAACTGGTTCTGTTACAGGTACAGGAGTCATTTCTAAAGACGGCGAAATTATTGAAATAAATACTTCAACTAACCATTCTCATGGATTAGTGCATCAAGATTTTACTGTAAATTTATCAAATGATGATACTAATTTGAAATGGACAAGATTGGGAAATCAAAATGGCGGAGGTTTTTGGTTAAAGTCTATTAGAGGACAAGCTAAAGCTCCAGCTTGGTTTCTGCCTGATTATAGTGCTGGTATTGCTTTTGGTGGCGCTGATACAAAAGGTATTATTTCTGTTAGATATAGTCAGCCAGGTGTGAGATTTGCGGGAGGAAATGGCGATGCTCCAGTTTGGTATTTTACCATTACTGGTTCTAATGATAAAACTTATGATTTAAGTAAAATTGGTGGTCATTCCAGTGATAGTGCTAAATTAGACCATAATGTAACTTTTAAAATTGCTTCTACTGCTGATTCAAAAAATGGCGGTAATGGTACTGTAACTGATTTATCTGGGCCCGCAGTTAATTTATATTTACCAACCAGGATATCTGGCTTTGATTTATTACAAGCTGCTCGATTTCAAGGAACTGCAGATAATGCAGATACAGTTGATTATTTCCATATGGCTGAAGAAAAATATAAGTATGAAACAACTCAAAATCGACCTACTGCTGGTGCTGACTGGTGTATAAAAATTTCTACTCCAGTTTGGAATTCAACAAGTGAAACTATTTATTTAACGGCCGAAGGAGACAATACTCGTGGAACAGTTATTTTAAAAACTGGTTCTCGACAAAATAATTGGTGGGGATATGCTACTAATTATAACGGCACTGGAATTATTGGAGTTTATAAACTTGTAAGTGATTCAGATGATGTTTATATTAAAGTTAATAGTGCTTATACTTCAGTAAGAATTAGAACAACTTTTAAGCCAACAATTAGTATTCCGACCGCTATTCCAGATTATAATTTTACAAATGTTCCATATCAAGGTGGTTTTTTTAGTAATGCTATTTATACAGACACTTTAACTTTTACAACACCAAAATATTGGGCAAATATTCCAATTTCTGATAATTCAAATACGGGAACTCAACCAACTTTTAATACAGCTTATGTTTCTAATTGGTGGCGTTCAACTGGAAATACTGGATGGTGGAATGAAACTCATCTTGGTGGTATTACCATGGAAGATGATTCATATGTAAAAGTTGCTGGTAATAAGAGTTTCTTAATTCCAAATGGCTCTTTGAAGATTGGCGGTAATGGAAATATTTTCTTCGCTACTGGAGATAATGATGCTACTTTAAAGATATACGGTCAAACTAATACTAAATATGGATCTGAAACTATTGCAATTCAAACTTGTTTTGATAATCAAGACCCGCAAACATCAGGACACACAACTCAATATGCGAGCAGATGTAATTTATTATTACAACCAAGAGGCGGACAAGTTTATATCGGCAAAAATTTAACTACTGTTGGAGACACTGGATATAAATTATTAGTAGATGGTAATCAATGGACAAGTGGTAGTCAATGGGTTAATGGTAATTTATTATTTACTGATATTACTGGAAATACAGCTGATACAGGAATGAGTCTAAAAGGCGTTTATGGTCGTATTGGTGGTAATGATGGTTGGAGAATCGCTGGCGGAGCAAGGGCAAATAATGTAGGATATCTTGAAATTGCCACTTGTGATAATATGAATGAACCTATTTATGTACGTCAATATGGTGGTGGAGGCAACTGGAATGGATATGTATCCCTTGCAAGAACATTCACTTTATTAGATGCGGCTGGACGTTCTCGTGCACCTGAACTATTTGAAGCTAAAAAAGTTCATGTCAATAGTTTATCAGATCAAAGTGTAGCAATCGCAGATATAGGTTATCAATTTCAAGTTACTGGAACAAGTAATTTTACTGGTAGTGTTGATATTTCTGGTGTAACAACTCATCATAATAATATCCAAATAGATGCTAATTATAGTGTTGCAAAGCCTGGAAAAAGTTCGGCTTGGAATGGTTCTCATAATAATGCTATGATTAGAATGACCAGTGTTAATAGCTGGTCTCCTTTGTTAGCTCAAAAAGTAACTAATGGTTATTGGGTTTTAGGTCATTATGATTATAATAATGAAAAAAATAAAAATGACGATTTTAGAGATCAATGGGTATTTGGATACTTAGCAGATAGTAATCTTGAAGGTACAACTGGTGCTTCAAATTCATTAACAACTACTTATAGATTATTAAATATTGGCGATCAAAGAATGTTTGTTTCTGCAAAGTATAATGCGGCAGTTGGCTCTGGAACTCAACCAGTTTATGTACAAAGCAATGGTAATGTAGCTACTTGTAGTTATAGCTTAAGTGCTACCATTGAAGCGGGAACTGCAAATAGAATGGCATATTATAAAGCTGCTAATCAGATTGCGGCCGCAGGGCATTATGTTTCAAGTTATCAAGTTGGTATTAATGCAACGAGTGTAGATGAAGCTTATAGTTTTTTTGTAGGCGGAGATAGTTATTTTAGTGGAAATGTTTCTGCTTTAAAGAAAATTTATATAGGACCCAATGGAGTTGGTGGATACTTAAATGGTGCTGCTACCAATGGTGGTTGTAATAGCATCATGGTTGGAGATGATGTTTGGCTGGGAAATATAAATCAAAGTGGTATAATGGGTGTAAAATCGACTGGTTCTCAAGCGGGTTTTTGGTTTTATAATTCTGGTAGTACTAATATTGGTAAACTTTATATTAATTCCAGTAAGCATCTTGTAATTGATAATATGCTTGTTAATAGCGCAAGTATATCCGTCTCAGGAGGAGGTAATTATAATTATTGTAAGTTAGCAACAATAAAAATAAGCTCAACTTATTTAAATAGACCTATTTCTTTTGAAATTGGTGGACGTGGTAAACAAAATTCTGTAATTAGTATTATGTTTTCAAATACAGCTAATTCTGATCCAGGTTTATCATATTTTACAACAAATTGTGAAAATTGTTTTTATATTAAAAAAACTGCTACCAGTACTTGGGAAGTATATGGTAACTATAGTGAATCTTGGGGAACTTTTTTAATAAATAGGGTTTATGGAGAAGGTCTTACAGTACAAGGTATTAGCGTAACTTGGAACATGGAGAATATTTCTGCTTTACCAGCAAACTCAACTAGAGTAAGTTATGGTTATCATGTTAATTATGCAGATTCTGCTTCAAATGCAGATATGGTAGATGGTTATCACGCTGCCAGATTATGGCGTTCTGATGGAGCAATTTGGGATCCAAATGCAAATGTTAAATTAAATGCATCAGCTAATAATCAAGAATGGAGTTTTGATATAACCAGAAATGGAAAAACTGGATGCTATTGGCATGTATGGGATAGCACTCTTTCAACTATGTTAAAGGTTAATGCAGATGATGGAAAAGTATCTGCTCCTTATAATTTTGTTGGTAAATTAGAAGGTGTAGCTAAGACATTAGCGCGTAGCGGAGACTTAAATAATGCAATGACATTTAATTGGTCAGGCCAAGGAGGTCAGCCTACATGGTTATGGGGGGGTAATGATGGAGTTAATATGTATGTATATAACCCATCTAATTTTACTGTTGCCAAGGCAGGTTGGCTAAATAAGAATACTTCATTAACGTATGGCGCAAATGGGCTACAATATTTTGATAATTATACAGATGTTACTACTGGACCAACAGCTAATGCAAACCCTGAAAAAGATTGGTATCATATTATAAGAATGAATCATGCTAATCAGGGAGGATATTTTGTTGATTTAGCAATATGTTTTCATAGTGATACATTTTCTTACAGAAGAATTGTAAATGGTACAGATAAAGGATGGGTCAGACTTATTGATTCCAGTAATATTAGTTCCCAGTCTGTTAACTATGCAGCAAGCGCAGGAAAATTAACTACTAATGCGGGTTCAGCAACAAAACCTATTTATTTTGCAAATGGTGTGCCAGTTCAATGTAATGATACTTTAGGTAATAATATAAGCGGAAATGCTGCTACTGCGACTAATGCTGATACCACTGATGGAGTTCATTTAGAATGGAGTGGATCACAAGCTGCTTCTGCAACAGAATGGCTCGCAGGTTGGACTTCAGATGGTAAAAAAATCAAAGCTATAAAAAGAAGTGATCTTGAAACTAAGAATGCTGATACGGTAGATAATTATCATGCAGCCTCTTTTTTTATTCATGATAGACTTACTGCAACCAGTACGACTGGGGATGATGGCTTATGGGGATTAACAGGAAGTAGAAGTTTCCATGGCGCTTTACCAGAAGGTTTATCAAATATATATTCATATGGTCAATTAATTTCTTTTTCAACAGATAATTCTGCAAGACTTCAAATTTATGCTGCACATACTGGTTCAGCTGATTCAATTTTATCTTATAGAACTGGATGGGGAACAGATAAAAAAACATGGAGAACTTTTATTGATTCAGGTAATATCGGAAAACAATCTGTTAATTATTCTAATAGCACCGGTTATGTTAGAAGTCTTGGTAATCAAGCTCCTGAAACAGGAAGAACGGCCGCGAGGGGTGGAGTTTATACATATAATATGTATGATCAAACTGCTAATGGAGCGCCTGGTACTTATTTATCTGTAGTTGGTTTTGGAAATGGTGCTGGTGGACATATTGAAATTGCGGGTCAATGGACTGGAAATTCTAATTTGTGGATGAGAGGACTTCGAGATTGTTGCGATGATTGGTACTCATGGAATAGAATTTGGTGTCAAGGAAATTCTGTTACTGGAGCAGTTTGGAATGATTATGCTGAATGTCGTCAATCAGACTGTAACGAGCCAGGACGAGTTGTTTTTGAGAAAGGTGATGACACTTTAACAAAAACAGAAAAAAGACTTCAACATTTTGCTGGTGTTATTTCTGATACATGGGGATTTAGTCAAGGTGAAACTGATAAAGCTAAAACTAATATTGCAGTTGCAGGACGAGTTTTAGTTTATACCTATCAAGATCGTAATAATTATAAACCTGGTGATTGTGTATGTGCTGCTCCAAATGGAACTATTGATATTATGACTAGAGAAGAAATTATAAAATTCCCAGATCGTATTGTTGGTACAGTTTCTTGTGTTCCAGATTATGAAGAATGGGGCGGAGGAAAAAATGCTGATAGAGATCCAGTTAAAGTTAATGATAGAATTTGGATAAAGGTAAAATAATATTATGAAAAATAAAGATAAGTTTAATTTAAACTTTATTTGGTTTACAGGTCTTCGATATGAAGAATCAAATGAAGTTGATATAAATATTAAACTTGATGAAAGAACTATAGGTTCTTTCTCAAGTGATTTATGTCCTAAATGTATATTAACCAAATATAATAAATGGTTAGAAAGTGAGGAATAATTATGGAAAATGTATTACAAATGTTATCACAAATTTTTGAGGTATGTGTAATTCCATTGTTAGGAATTTTAACAGCTTATTTAGTGCAATATATTGCAACAAAGAAAGATGCTTTAATTAAACAAAACGATAATGCTTTAGCAGCAAAATATATTACAATGTTGTCAAAGACAATTACTGATTGTGTAATTGCCACAAATCAAACATATGTAGATAGCTTAAAAGCCCAAGGAAAATTCGATGCCGAAGCTCAGAAAAAGGCATTTAACATGACCTTAACTGCAGTTCTTTCTATCTTGAATGACGAAGCGAAAGAATATCTGACAGCAATCTATGGAGATTTAAACACATATATTACCAAACAAATTGAAGCAGCTGTTAATAAAAACAAAACAACAACAACTCCTACTGTTGAATCTAAATAAATTAAAGGGATACAGAATGTATATTCTGTATCCCTTATTTTTTTTGTCTAATTTTGTAGTACAAAAGAATATTAAAAAAGACTGGACTTTTCATATTAAGATAGTATGGACTATTATGATAGATACGAAGATGAAGATGAAAGAGAATATCCAATCAAAATATACGATAGTCGTGAAGGTAAAAGCCCTGAGCGCAGACGCATGTATATGGAATCTAAAGAACTCCATCACGATCAGGCTAAAAAGTTAAAAGAACTTGAAGAATATATGCAAGAACTTAATGCAGATATTCTTGAAATGATTGAGGGCGCAAGCCAAGAGGAAAAACAGTTACTTCAAAAGAAAATTGCTTTATTAGCAACTAAAATAAATG